GTTCGCAACTAGCGGAAGCTCTCAGTCATGCCCGCCGTGGAAAATGATAGCATTGCTCAGGCTTAACATCCACTCAACCGGTTGAGGCGAGGCCTCGCGGCGGAAGTCGGCCGCCTTTTTGATCCACCCGCTCTCAGACTCCACGAGCGACCGGCCCGAGTTGTCCTTGATGATCACAGGGAGGACGCCGGCGTTAGTCAACCGATCGGCCGCGTGGAGTCCGCTCAGATAGTCGTTCGAGTCCGAGGACTGGTTGAGCGACAGCGTGAGAGTCGCGCGGTTGTCGTTCTTTTTGGTACGCATTTCTTCGCCGTCGACGCCCGATGTGTGCTCGTAACTGTCGTCCTCGAACGAAACGCTCGCGCTCACCCAGCCGGAAATCGCGACGGGACCGATGTAAATCGCGACCTGCTTTGGATCATACGTCTTGATTGCCATGGTTCAGATCCCTCCCTTAAACCGACACGGTGCCGGCAACGGCCGCACTATGCACCGCACCCGACAGAGTCGCGTAAAATGTGATCCCGGTGAACGCCCGCAACGCCTTATCGACCGCCGAGATATCCGCCACCTTCGGCACCGTGACGGCGAAATTAGAATCCTCGACGTATCCGCCGTTCGCGATTCCCTGGCGCAGCACGCCGCGAATTGCGCTGTCGAAGAAACTTCCGCCAACGTCGGTGAAAGGGATCTTGTCGACCGAAGTCAACCCAGAATAGATCTCCTCGAGGATCCGCGCTTCGGTCCAGTCGACGAGACGAATCACGTCGATAAACTCACCGGAGCCCATGATTCCCTCGGAGGTGATATCCTGGCCGCCGAGTTCGGAATACCAGTTGCAGTTGATCGTCTCCAGGTTGGTCGCATGGGTTTCCGTCAACGTGCTTCCCGTTGCGCCCGCGATGGTCTTGAACTTCCATGTCTGAGACCCCGGGTCTTTAGCCAGCCGTCCGCCCGCCCATCCAATGGCCGAGTGTTGGACGGTGTCGGAGAAGAGACAGAACGAACGATCGTAGTTCGCGTTGCTGCAAACATAGGCGAGGTTCGTGGTGTCGCCTGAAACGAGCGCTTGAGGATCATAGACGGTGACGCCCATGATTCTTGAGAGCGCCTCGATCGACGCGAAGGCGGCCACGACGTCGGCGTAACCATAGTCGGCCAGGTACAGCATGTACCAATCATCGTTCTGGTCACGAATGGCTTGGAGGTCGGTCGCAAACGTGGAAGTCGCCTGCGTCGGAATCGCGATAGCCGCCGCCGACTGGCCGGTGCCTAGCGTGATTGTTCCGATCCGGACGTCCTTGCCTGCGGTCGAGGTGATTGTCAGGACGCCAGCGAGCCATGCCGCAGTCGCCACGTCGTCGTCGGCTTGCACGAGAGCGGCGAGCGCCGCCATGGTGGTGTCCTCGTCCGACGCGAACGTGGTCGAGTAGCTCGTACCGTTAACGACGATCGCGACGGTGCCGGCTGTCAGAGTCCCGGTGTACGTGACGGTTTTTGCCGTGGCCACTGGGTTCCCGACTCCGATCAGGATTTTCGTCGGCCGGGTCGTCTGAGAGAAATACGACAGGGCGGCGAGATACTCGCTGTCAGTCGCGACGAACCCATCGGTGAGCATAGCCGACGCGCTCGAGTATTCCTGGACGTAGGTGCCGGATGCAAATACGCCCGACGCCGCCGCTCCCATAACGAGCGCGACCCCGAAGCCAGCTCGCGCCACGGTCGACGTCGTCCGGCTGATATTCACTGTTATGACTCTTGAGATTGAAAGCATTTCCTTCACCTCACGTTGATATTGTGTTGCCGTTGACTTCGACCGAATCGACATCGTCGGGCGCGACTGGCTCGACCACGTACTGATAATATACGTCGAAGCTCATGATAGCCGCGACATACTTAGCTTCTGCTTGTTCGTCGGCGATTATTTCAATTTCTGTTCCGGTGTACTCGGTCCGCGATATTCCCGTCAATTGCCAGTTGTCGTCAACGTCCAGGACGTCTTCGATCTCGTCACATAGATCGTCGAGCGAATCCTCGCAGTCGGCTTCAACCGTCCGGGCGATCGCCTGCACATTCACGCGCACCCGCCTATCCTCGTGCGTCGGGTATTGCCCGGACACGGTGGAATCCTCAGACGGCGTGAACACGGTTATCAGCGGAAACGGCTGTTTCCAAAACGGGTAGAACCGTGACGGATAGACACGGTCGCCCGCCGCGGTGGAAGCCGCCTTGAGCAGAGCCGTTACCTGAGCACGAATAGATTTGCGGAGTGTCGTCACGCCAGATCCTCCGAAAGCCAAAGCTGAACCGCGCCGTAGCCGTCCGCCTCACCGTTCGTGACGGAATAGGTTTTACCTTGAGCCACGATCTTGTCGCCCGGTTCCGGGGGATCGTTGAGATCAGCTATCCGCAAATACGCGTGCGGCTTCTCCGCTTCGGCCGCGACACCGTTGTTGAAATCAACTTGATGTTGCACGCTCTCGAAATGGAGGAACGTCTCGTAACCGATACCGGTGGCGAGCGGAATATAGGTGACTGTCTCGCCGAAAGTCGCGACGACTGAAACGTTGAGATTGTCAACCATATCCCGCCAGCTCATAGCATCACCACGCCATGACCTTGAAGGACACGCCGGCCGTCACTGTCAGGACGACGTTCGTCGCGTCGTGGGTTCCCTCCGTGATCGTGTAGGCAATGGCGGTGCCACTATCCGCAAAGTCATTATCCTGAATTGCGACGAGAACCTTCGTCGGCACGATTCCGAGACCGTGAGCCACGTTCTGCGCGGAGCCCGTCGACTGGGTCACGGCCGAAACGAACATCCCGGCTTTCGCGGCGGCGAGCGCCTGAGCCGCGGTGAACTCCTCGTCAGCGAGTCGCTGAGGCATGAGAAGAACCTGAACCTTAGTCGCGGCGGCAAGAACGGTCTCGACTGCGATACCGAGGAAAGGGTTCGTCGCGTCGTCGTTCAGCTCGTCGTCGGCCACGTCGAAATAGACACGGTCGCCTGCACTGAAAGCGGTCGAGGTGTTCTTGTCGACGTCATAGATTCCCTCGGTGTCGAGGATCTGATCGGTCGCGCCATTGTCAACCGACTTGGTCGCGATGCCAATCAACTGGCCGACAACCACGACGTCACCGCGGGTCTGAGCGGCGGCGGCGGTCACTTTTACGAGCCGCCCTTCCTCGTATGCTGGTACTGCTACTGCTGTCATTTCCTTGTCTCCCTAGACAAAGTTAAAAATCGAGGAAACGCGCGGAGCGATTATGCTCCGGCGTTTTTCCACATACCGCGGTAGTCGATCGCCTTCACGCCGCGGTCGACCCATGCGTCCCACCAGACACCCAGAACGTCGTCGGCGTCGCGACGGCGAGTCTGAATTGCTTCGGCGCCTGCAAGCGAAGCCAGCTCGATCGTGTCGATCTGCGTTGGATCCGCGATCAGGTACCAAGCGGTGGTGGACACGGTCGCGAGCGTCGAGAGACGAGGCTCAACAATCAACTGAAGGAACGGCGCCCATGGGTTCACGTTCGAGTTGGTCTCGGGAACGATCGGGCCGAGATATTGGCGTGCGACGCTCTCGATGTGTGGAGGAACGACGAGATAGCGAGGAACGATGTTGAGCGGCTCGCCCTTTTCGCTCGTTTGCAGGCGCATGTCACGGAATCCGATTCCGAGCGACGCGACCGCGATGGCCGCGTTCGCCGCCGCGAGGTTCCCGTGGGTGGCCGTGCTGAACAGGGCGACGCCATCCGAGAGGTTGGCGTTCGCGTTGATCACGCCGTATACGAGGTTGGCCTCGAGGTTCCGAGCCTTCCGCGCAAACATTGCAGGGAGGCGCGAAAAGGCGTCGAGGTCGTCGTTAATGATCGCCTGTCGGCTGAGGCCGATCCGACTTCCGTAGGTGGCGAGCTGGATCTTCTCAGACACGTCGGACTGCTCGCCGATCGGGAACTCTCCATTCTCAGGCATGAGAACGAGATCGTCGGTGTCACCCAAACGGACGCGGGCGGCGGACTTGAAGTCCTGAAGGGTCGAGCGGCGAACGAAAGGCTCGAACGTGGGAGCGAGGGCTTCATACTCCATTCGGAGTGATTTGTTCTGAATGTCCTCGAGGATGTTTGTGAACTGGCTCGTGGTCTGAAGGGCTCGCTCCACGACCTGGCCGTTCGAACCTTTTTCGCCTGTCAGCTCGCGAGCGATGTCGCACAATGAGTAAGGCATGAAGCGGCGAGCGTTGTCGTCGAGTTTGTGGACGCGGGGATTTGCACGGTGGAGGACGGCGCCCACGATAGCGGCGTGGCGGGTTTCGTTTTCGTCTCGGGTCACTTCGACACGGCCGGTGGATGTCACGTTGCGCTCCGCGATCTTGGCGAGGATCTCGCGACGTGCAACGTCGGGAGAAACTCCGCTCTCAATAAATCCGCGGGCGAGATCGGAAAGTCCGGATCGCTCGCAGTCCTCGGTGATTTCCTTGACTCGGGAACGCTCGGCCTTGACGGCTTCTGAGCGAACCGCTTCCTCATTAACTTTTGGCTCCACAACCGGAGCGGGATTCTCGGTTGGCATGCTTGCCACCTCCACTTTAGGGGTTTCGACGCTCCGCTCGTTTTGCGGATCTTGTTCGGTAGTTTCCAGACTACCAGAAATCACGACTTCATTTTCCGAAACAGCTTCGTTCGCACGCGTTTTGGCGTCGGCATCGAAGCCGGCGGACACGAGCGAGATCTCGATCGGCTCCCAGTCGACAGCACGGAGGACGGGGATCATTTCACCGTTCCCGTCGTCGGCCTCGCCAACTCGCTCGAATTTGAGCGAACCGCTTCCTCATTAACTTTTGGCTCCACAACCGGAGCGGGATTCTCGGTTGGCATGCTTGCCACCTCCACTTTAGGGGTTTCGACGCTCCGCTCGTTTTGCGGATCTT